TCACCACTCAATACTTTTTATGGAGTACCAGACATTATGTCTGCAATTAACTCTCTTCATGGAGACTCTTTGGCATCACAATATAATATTGATTATTTTGCAAATAAGGCCGTGCCAAGGTACGTAATTACTTTGAAGGGTGCAAAACTTTCTGCAGATGCAGAAGATAAAATGTTTAGGTTTTTACAGACAAGTCTTAAGGGGCAGTCTCATAGAACTTTGTACATACCCCTTCCAGGTGATAGTGATACAAATAAAGTTGAGTTTAAAATGGATCCCATCGAAGACGGAATACAAGACGGCTCTTTTAAAGAGTATCGTAAACAAAACCGTGATGACATCCTGGTTGCACATCAAGTGCCACTATCTAAACTTGGAGGTGGCGATTCTGGATCTATTGCAGCAGCACTTGCACAGGACCGCACCTTTAAGGAGCAGGTTGCAAGACCAGCACAAAGACAACTTGAAAAAATGATTAACAAAATCATTAGGGAAAAAACAGATATTCTTGAATTTGGATTTAATGAATTAACTTTGACTGATGAAATTGCTCAATCACAAATCCTTGAGCGTTATGTAAAAACTCAGATAATGACTCCAAATGAAGCCCGTACTGTTTTGGACATGCCACAACGAGAAGGTGGCGATGAGGTTTTAGAACTTAAGCCAGCAGCAGCAGCCGAGGCTAACACAACAAGAGCAAGAGATTCTGCAAGAACAAATAATAATTCAGACAGCACTTCAACGGTTTCTGGAAGAGCACCAAAGGGAGAGGGAAGAAAAACTCCCTAATGTCTGATATGTCCATATTATGATATATCTTTAAAAGGGGTTTATAATATAATGGTGAGCAATATATCCAAAGCCCATTGGAATTCAGATGGGGAGAATTTACGTCTTTCAATGCCTTTCTCAAAGGTAGACAAAGAACGAAGAACCGTATCTGGATTTGCATCCCTAGATAATATTGACAAGCAAGATGACATAGTTACAGCAGAAGCATCAATGGAGGCATTTGCAAAATTCCGAGGAAATATTCGTGAAATGCATCAGCCATTAGCAGTTGGCAAAATGGTTGACTTTAAGGCAGAAAAATATTTTGATCCAGAATCAAAAAAGTTTTATAGCGGTGTCTTTGTATCTGCCTATGTTTCAAAAGGCGCACAAGATACTTGGGAAAAGGTCCTTGATGGAACTCTTTCTGGTTTTTCAATTGGCGGAAGAATGAACAAGTGGGACGATGGTTTTGATGAGAAGTCAGACAAAGCAATTAGAATTATTAAGCAATACGATTTGATTGAGTTGAGTCTTGTAGATTCCCCAGCAAATCAGTTTGCAAACATTGTATCTGTTGAAAAAGTTGACGGAGTAAATGTATTTAAAGCAGATTCTACTATATTAGAGAATGTTTTTTATGATAGAGAGTCTGGAATAGTTCAGATTTCAGAAAATGATTCAGAAGTAAGTCCTGCAACTGGTAATGCTATGGAAAATATAGGTTTCGTTGAAAAAACAGATAATGAAAAAGTAACAATGATAAAATTCTTAGTTGATAGTGCTAAAGGCATTAATACTTCTAAGATTAACAAGGAGGTACAACCTATGACAAAATCAAAAACACAAGTTGAAAAGACAGATGTAGTTGAAGATGTTGTGGTCGCTCCAGAGGCAGATGCCGTGACTGAAGAAGTTACCGAAGAAGTTGCAAAAGCAGAAGAGACTGAAACAGCAGATGTTGTTAAGTCAGAAGATGTTCTTGCAGAAGATATTGCAGAGGCACCAGTTGCCGAAGCATTAGAAAAGGTAGCAGACGCAGTCGCAGATGTATCTAAGTCAGATGAAGTAGTTGAAACAACTATAGAAATCACGAATAATCTAACATCAGCCTTTAGCGATCTAGTTGAAACAGTAAAGTCTTTGCAGGCAGAAGTAGAAATGCTTAAGTCTACAAAGGTTGATATTGATACAGCGAAGTATTCATTTGAAGCAGTTGCAAAAGATATTGCATTAGTTTCAGATGAGTTTAATGAATTTGGAAAACGAGTAGACGCTGTGGAAGCAGAAACCGCATTCCGAAAGTCTGGAGATCTCGGCGAGATCTATCAGTCTCAATCTGAAATGGTTGAAAAATCCCTATGGGGCGGTAGTTTCCTCAAAACAGCCGATCTATTCAATTGAACAAATCACTAGGAGGTGACAATATGTCAGAAGAAATAATCAAAAACCAGCCAGGCGCTGCAGGAGATCTAGGTGCAACAGCACCAGGACTTTACCAGGGTCAAGGTGCTTTCGCATCAGGTGGAATTGGTGGAGTATCAAACCCAGGTGCAAATACACTTGGAAATATTCCAACAGCAACACTTGGATCTACAAGCGGAGCCAACGCTGTAAACCCTAGTGGTTCAGCGGCTTCTGGAATTTTGCGCCCTGAGCAGGCACGTCGTTTTATCGACTATGTTTGGGATGCAACAGTATTAGCAAAGGATGGCCGTCGTGTAACAATGAAGGCTAATTCTATGGAACTTGAGAAGGTAAACGTCGGTGAGCGTGTAATTCGTGCAGCAGCGCAAGCAATTGGTACATACACAAACACAGGTGCAACATTCTCTAAGGTCGAACTTACTACCAAGAAGATTCGTCTTGATTGGGAAGTAACAGCAGAATCATTGGAAGATGGTGTAGAAGGTGACGCTCTAGAAGATCACTTGGTACGCTTAATGACCAACGCATTCGCAAATGATATCGAAGATCTCGCTATCAATGGTGATGGTGCAACAGGAGCATTCTTGTCAATCATGCCAGGCTTTATCAAGAAGGTAAAGACAAACGGAGATGCACATGAGTCAGTAGTAACCGTAGCAGACAATGCTTGGACACCTGATGTAATGCAAGACATCATCACAGCAATGCCACGCAAGTACCGTGCACTTAAGAATAACCTTAAGTTCTATGCAGGTACAGATGTATTCGGCGGAATCGTTAAGCATAACGGTACACTCGCTGATGCAGTAGCAGAAGCACTTGCAGGACAATCTGTCGGAAGCACACAGTCAAACCGCCAGTCATACCTTGATGGTATGGGACAGACATTCGGTGGAGCACGTACAACTCGTGTTCTAGGAATTGACGTTCAGGAAGTTCCTTACTACCCTGCAGGATATGTCGACTTGACATTCCCAGCAAACCGTGTATGGGGATTCCAGCGCGATATCACTGTAAACCGTGAGTACGTAGCAAAGAAGGATACAATCGAATACACAGTATTCGTCCGCTTTGGTATTCAATGGGAAGAAGAGGATGCAGTTGCATTCGCTGACGCTGCTTCAGATGCATAATCTGTAAACAGTACCTTTAATGGGGGGCGGGAGTTCACTCTCCTGTCCCCCTTAATACTTTAATGATATAATAAAAACAAGGAGGATAAAAATGGAAAATAATTTTGAATTTGATGAACAAGATTCATCAAACAATGAAGATACTGAATACTCAATGGAACAACCAAGTGATACACCAGTTGAAGCACCAATTGAGATACATGTTGAGCCACAGGTTGCAGAAGATCCAGTTCAGGCATTAGGATTTACGGAAACAGGCGCTATTGGTTCAATGGCAGCAGATGGTCCAAAGGTTGATGCTGTTTCTTCTACAGACTTGGGCAATAAGGTGGCATTGTTTTCAACAAGCAATGTCAGATGGCCAGAAGTTGGAGTAGTTTATAAGGGATATAACGTAGTTTCAAAGTCTGATGCAGACAAGTGGTTAACTCGTGATCATATTCGTTCGGCTACACAAGAAGAAGTAGAACAGGCTTTCGGTAATCTATAATGAAAATATTGAGAGTTCCGCCATACTCAGACACTACAATTAATTTTACTATTCCTGCAGGTTACCCTGTAGCAACAGATTTTAAAATGTATTTGTATGATATGGCGGATCTTTCATTTTCTCATAATGAATTTTTAAATAAAGTAAGTGGACAGGTAATCTCAACAACTCTAAATGGAAGATATGATTCTAATTACGAACTAACAGTTTTAAATGAAGATGAAGAAGTAATACACTCTGAGTTTTATGAAGTGGTTAGGCCATATTCAAACCCATCAGACAATGCAACAACTGCTTCTGACATTGGAGAATATGCAAAAAATGAAGAGTTGGCAAGAGCAATAATTGACTCTATTGTTCCAGAAGGGTTTTACTATAAAAGAAAAGTTTTAAATTTTACAGGAAATGGATCCGACTATGTCCCAGTCTGGGATGATGTTAAGAAAATTTTGTCGGTATATGAAAATAATAAACTAGTAGAAGATAGAACATATGAAATAATATCTGACAAATCAGCAATAGTCCAGTCTTCTACAGAAAATGTTAATCGTGTTGAATCTGCTCCTTTGGTACTGCCAGCAGCATCATCCGACTCTCTAAATCCTTTGTTTGTATATAGAGGTTTTGCACACACCTGGGACTATAGGATTGAAGTTGAATGTGGATATATTTCTGTACCAACAGACATAACCAGA